ACTCACATCAACTTTTGCAACAGCACTTTCTCCAGTACCATCACTAATGTTTGTAAACTTTAAAACAGCCGTTTTTAAGCCATCTTGTATGGTTTGACTTGCAACTGTATCAGCCATGTTGCCCTCCTAAAATACAGAGTATTCTATTTCGAGAGTACCACGAAAAGCTGTTAAGGCTGTGTCACAAGTTGAACCTGCACCCATATATAAATTCTTACTAGCGATAGCTGCACTAATATTTGGTTCAAATACATGATATGTACCAGCAGTTGCATCTAAATCAATATCAATCTCTGTTACTGAGTCAGTTGCTGAAATTCTTGGATTAAATGATGCAACACCAGCACCCACAATTTCTGTGCCAGAAGATATAGCAGTATTAGTTGCTGTACCAGATGTAGCACTTAATTGTAAGTTAGCCAATGAATTAGCATCACTAGCTGCAGCAGTTGTAATTCCAAGAACTACCTTGTGAATAAAAAACTTACTTGCTGTTACAAGTGCATCTGGGTGATCTGTATTTAGTTCACCTAACTCTACAAGAACATCATTGTCTGCATAAGTTGTACCTGCTGCATTTGTATCAGCTAAACTTATTGCAAATGTTTGAATTTTTCTTGTACCCATTGAAATTAACTGTCCAGTTGAATTAACTGAAAAGCCAGTTTCTGTTATAGCACCAGTAGTACTACTTTCATTTATTACTTTAAAACCACTCTTTGATCGAATGGTACTCGAAAAAGTTGTGTTAGCCATTTTAATCTCCTTATCTTGGCGAATGTCTGCTTACGCAGTTAAGGTTTTTTTTAAGAATATAAAAAAAAAGGCGACTTGTAAAGTCGCCTTTAACAATTGTTCGGTTTATTTAAGCACCTGGTGATCCAAATACACATCTTGGATCAGAAAATCCAAATGAATATCTTTCTCTAGCTTTAAACCTCATATTACCAGTTCCAAAGTCATCTTCCATAGATGTAGCAAGAGGTGCTCTTTCAAAATGTAAGAATCCTCTTGGTGCATCAGTTTTAATGAAAAACGCATCAGTATCTGTTAAGAAATGGTTCACTACATAACCTTCTGGTAGCATACCCATATTCTTAATAGCGTTAACATCATTATCAGAAGTGCTTGGTCTTAGAGTTGACTCTAATAAACGATCAGCAACAAATTGTAATTGAGGTGGGATAATAAGTTTCATTCCACGTAGTGCAATGATCAATTAAAGCGTTTTCTAATGAAGTTTCATTTAGATCAGCAGCCGTGCTTGGCTCATTTCTAAATGTACCACCTCCACCTAGTGGGTGATCAGTTGCACAAAGCTCCTTACCATCACCACCTGTGAATGAACTGTCAAACGCATTGTTCAAAGTTGCCGCAGCTTTTACTTGTTTGCTGTGTGCCATAGAACGAGCTAATGCTCTTGTATATCTTGCACCTAATCTGTCGTACAAGTTATCTTCCATAGCTTCTTGCGTTAAAGCAAACGCTAATGCAATTGTTTCATGCGTATAACGTGCAGTGTAAACTTCATTTGCTGTGTCGAAATTAACCCCAGCACCTTCAGCTTTTGTTGGTGCGTTACCAAAACCTGATAACATCACTTCTTCTTCAAACGCTCTGTCAGAAGATTCTGTATCATAGATTTCTGCGTGTTCTGCATCATATCTATCATATTCCATTCCAAACAATGCGTTTAGACCTGGTTCTAGCTCTTTCGCTAGTTGTGCTCTACTTATCGCCATTATCTACCTCCTACGCTAAGCCTGCACCTTTTTGACCAAAAATAGAATTTTGGATCACAACGTGCACATTGGTTGCATCTGACGAAACATCAGAATTTTCAGGGTCTTGCGAAATGTCAATACATTTTAAAGGTAAACCAGCAGTTGTAGCACCAGTTGCTACATCTAACTCAGCACCAGAAATACCAGTAGTGGTACTACCAGAGCTTGTGTAAACAATATCAAAGTTACCAAATAAATCTGCAACTGGAAAAGCTGCATTGCATTGAATTTCATAGATAACACTTGGGTCATCTATAATGAAAGCAATAATGTCAGAAGCATTAGTACTTGCAGGATAGAAATTACTAAATTTCTGTTCCTTAGTTGTTGGGTCAGTATACTGAACACCATTAAATACGCCTACAATAGGAACTGTTCCACCATCAGCGTGTACTTCTACAGTACCACCAGTGACTTGAGCTACCATGTCACCTTGAAAGATTGCTGTTCCATAATTTGCGGCGATTCTATATCGGCTTTGTCCACCAGTAAAAGGCATACCACCTATTTTACCTACTGGACGAAGACCAAAAGCGGCATCTTGATTTGCCATATTAGATTCTCCTTATTAATCATCATTTAAATTTCGGTTATTCCCAAAGGAAACATTGCTGTTTCTTTGAGGCTTTAATTTTGGCATGACAGGATTATTTTCTCTCATCCAATCACGATCCACAGCATCCATTTGTGTCTGTGTTTTATCTTCAAAATATTTCTTACGTTGTTCCACAATTTCTTCTGGAACTCTTGCAAGTAATAATCCACCAGTGCCTATAACCCCAGCGTTTTTACCTTCGTCAATAACAGGAGCATCAAAATCTGGATAATCTTCTGCCATAACAAGTTCATAACCTTCACGTCTTCTTTTGTGAATATTGTTTTTATCGTCATATTCCATGACGGACTCACGTATCCACCTATGTTTATATCCTATAGGTGCTTCAGGAGCATCTAAAGCTGAAGGCGGCTTCCAATCGTTTCTTCGCTCTGTTTTTTCACGAGATTGCGAATCTCGACTTTTTCGATCAATAGCTGACATCATTTACTCCTATTTTCTATTTTAGCCACTTCTTTTGCATATCTTTCAAGAGGAATATTCATCTTGTTAGCAAAAGCGACTTGACCTGGCGATAATTGCACAGTTTTTTTCCGTCCAGATTTAACCTGTCCAGAGGACGTTGCAGGAGCAACGGCTTGGACGTTTTGCCGTTTTCCCTGAAATTTGTTTGGAAAGCTATCCTTCATACGCTTATCTATCTCAGCGTAATAATCATCAGATGTTGGATCAAAACCTTCAGATCCAACTAGTTGTTGATGCAAACCTTGAGCAGCACCTGTCATAACCATGTCTGTTCCAAACCAAGTATTTGATTTCATCCATGTTTGTAACTTTGGATCAAGGTCTTCTACTTTTGGAACTTTTTGTTGTTGTGGTTCTGGTTGTTGCTCTTGTTGTGGTTGTTGTGCATATTGCTCAGCTCTAGCTTTTTGAACTCTGATTCTTTCTTTTTCGACAGCCAATCTTGCCATGATAGATTGAGCTTCTGCCATTTTATCGGCATCACCTGCTTCATGTGCTTCCTTATATATTTTTTTAACTTGATCTTCTTGGCTTTCAACACGACTACTATATTCTTGTGTATAGCCTTTATCTAAGGTTTCTAATTGTTTTTTGAGTTTGTCGTTTTCGATTTTTTGTTGTTGTGCATATTGAACTGCAGCTTCTGCTTCTTCAAGAGCTTGTTTTCTTTTTGCTGTTAACTGATTTATTCTTTTCTTAACATTGTCAGAATAATCAGACAACTCATCAGATTTTTCTACAGTTTCTATTTCCTGAACATTTGTTCGGGTTTCTTCTTGTTCAGAAACAACTGGTATTTCGGAAGGAGATACTTCTTGTTCTACTTCTTCAACATCAACAGAAACTACTTCGCTTTCAACAGAATTTTGATTTTCTATATTCATTTTTATTCTCCAATTTCTTTATACATAGGAAATATCACTAGGGTCAAGTATTGTTGCGATAATATTGTCATCATTTATCAATCTTACCTCTAAATTCTCAACTTTAAAGCGATTTCCAGCATATCTTCCCATAAGAACCCAACTTTTCTCAGAACACCACGCTCCTGTTGGGAATTTCCCATTGTCAGAATAAGCATCTGGTCCAAGTTTAACGACATAAGCGGCTACTGTTGCAAAACTTTCACGATCTCGTGTTGCATCAGGTATGTAAACACCGCCTTTTGTTTGAGAACCCATATAATAAGGTATAACAAGTATCCTATATCCTACAGGTTGGGGAAGCCTTTCCAAAGCAGAACTGTCTAATTTGGAAGGGTCTTTTGAGTTTGGGTCAGTTTCTTGTTTTGGAAATCCTTGTTTTATTGCGTTTGGGATTTCATTTGTTGCTCCTTTTTTACGTGCGTTAGCAATTCTTTCTGGCACGAATAGTTTTTTAACCATCTTCAATCTCTAAACCTTTCATCGCAGCTTTTATTTCATCTTCAGCGTAAGTCATGCCACGTATCTGACCTACAATGAACCGATAGTCCTCTATGGATTCTATCGCACCATCCGAAAGCGTAACCATAAAGTTTTGTTTTCGCTCTCGTATGTTCTTTAACAAATGTTCGGCTAAATGTATTCCGTCCATTTATTTACCTTTTTTATTCATTAATTGCAATCCTGTTTTACCGAACCTGTATCCAAATGAACTTCCAATACAAATATACAAACAGGTGGAGAACCAATTTGGCGTGGACTCCTCAAGAAATATAAATCCTTCCCTAACATATTCTTGCGAAAAAGGCAAAAATGAAGCCACTAGGATTGCCCCAAAAATTAGGGTCCAAAATTCATCTTTCCATGATCCTGCCATTTGTGCTGTAAGGTTTTGCTCATTAAGCATATCTGATGTCGCAGAAGTCTCATAGACCTTCGCTTCGGCTTTGGCTCTAGCGACTTTTACTTCTGTTTCAGCTTTGGCTTTATCCATTTTCCCTTGAATAAATGTACCAGCGATATTAGCAATAGGGCCTATTAATGAAGCAAACATTATATAATCTCCGCTTTACCACGTTTTTCTAGTAGTTCTGCAAAATCTTTTTCTTTTTTACCGCCATCATACGCCCAAGCATATCCTTCATCAATCATTAATTGATTGACAGATACAGGAGAGCCATCAGCATAAATCCAGCCAAGCATTCTTCCATATTTTCCATCTTTCTCTGTAGCTATTGTCAATACTTCAGCTTCTCTTAATTTTCTTTCTAAAACGATTTTAGCTTCTATACCAAATTTTTTTTCATCCCCATCACTTGTTCGACTTTCAGGGCTGTCTATCCCCGCAACACGAACACGTTCTTTTTTTGTAAGACTAAACCCTAAGTCAATATTGACATCTACGGTGTCCCCGTCAACAACTCTAACAACATCTTTTATTTTATATTCATACATTAGCACTTCCACCTTTTTCTAGCTTGTCGTAAACGACTGTTTGGATTTTTAGCTGCTTTAGGGAATTTTTTCATTTGTCCTGCACTTCTAGCACAATACGATTTTCTACGCTTAGAAGCTTTACTACCTTTTTTTACTTTTCCTGTCACAGCACCTTTTAATTTACTACCAGGATTATCTCTACGATA